CAATCAATAAACGGAACAACAACAATCGCAGCAGCATCCTCAACAACTTTTGCGGTTTACATGGATACAAGTTCAGGGAATAATATCTCTGGAATTATTCAAAACGTTGGTGCGACTACATTTGATATCGTGTTTACGGAAACGGGAACACATACAAGAGGCGTTTACCTATGGGAAACAATGTAAATTTAAACCTAAAAATAAAACTATGAAACGAATCGAAATCTTTAAAATTAAAAAGGCAACGGACGAAATATTGTCGAACGTCGAAGTGAAAAAAACGTTTTCAGGAAAAGACATTTATTCATTCACAAAATTGAACCGTCGCGCGTCCGCCGAAAACAAACACACGTCAGACCGTGAAATGAATTTCCGAACCGCCTTCGCTGAAGCGACAAAGAATATTGACATGACTAAAGATAAAGAAATATCTGAATTTGAAAAAAAACAATTGCAAAAAACATTTCAATCCGACCTTGAAAAACTGTTCAACGAAGACGTTGAATTCGAAATCGAAATGAAACACACCGTTGATGAATGTGACGCGATCCTGAAGTTGTGTTCACTTGACACAACGTTGACGGCGTCGGAACACTTGATAAAAACAGACTAAAAAAAGATGGCAAACGAAACCGAAAAAACAATCATCCTTTCAATTGACCTGAACACCGAAGAATTGGTCAAACAAGCGTCGGCGGCACAACAGGCGATTGACGAACTTGTGTTGTCGCAAAAACAAATCGAAAAACAATCCGGTAAAAATTCGGCGGCATACATTGAAACATCGGCGGCGTTACGTGAACAAAAGGTCATATTAAGAGAAGCGAACAAAGGCATTGACGACCGTGTCCGCGCGTTGAATAGCGAAGCCGGATCCGTCCGTGAAATGCGCGCGCAATTGTCAGTCATGACCGCGCAATATAACAAACTCAAAGGCGAACAACGCGAAAACACGGAAGAGGGAAAAGCGTTCACGAAATCCATAAAAGATTTAAGTGACAAATTGAAAGTTGCCGAAGGTGCAATCGGTGACAACCGTCGTTCGGTTGGTAACTATGCCGGCGCAATCAAAGACACACTTGGTTCCATGAACTTACTTCCGAAAGGATTCGAAGGAATTGTTTCCGGTGCTACATCCGCCGGAAATGCCTTCAAAGCGTTGGCGGTGAATCCGATTGTTTTTGTCATCACGGCGTTGGTTGCCGGACTTTTGAAATTAGCGGACGCCTTTTCAAAAACGGAAGAGGGCGGAAATGAATTCGCGGCAATCGCAAAACAAATTTCAAATGTCGTTGACGTGGTGATTCAACGGTTGGCAAGATTAGCCGGCGGCATTGTCGATATATTCAAAGGTAATTTCAAGGAAGGCGCGGAAAAAATGTCATCCGCGTTTTCAGGCATTACAGAACAAATCAACAACGCGTCAAAGGCGGCGCGCGATTACGTGTTTGCATTGGACGCAATCGAAGACGCGCAAACATCGTTCGTTTCGGAAACGGCAAAGAACAGGAATGAAATAGCGAAGTTGGAAGCAATTGCGGCGGATCAGACGAAGAGTGTTTCGGAACGTCGTAACGCGCTGAAGGAAGCAATCAAAATTCAGGAAACCGAATTGTTGACAACGAAGAAATTTGCGGACGACAAATTGAAAGTTGAACTTGACAACATCGCGGCGACCAAAGGCGTGAACGCGGCACGTCTGAAAGAATTCATCGCGGCGTCAGGTGAAGCGGCTGAAAAGATTTTGAAAAACGACAAGGATGTTCAAAAGGCGGTCAACAGTTTAGGTGATGAAGGAATCGCAAACCTTGAAAAACTATTTTCAGAATCAATAAATCTTGACACACAATTTTTCGAAGAGAACAAACGGAATCTTGGAAAGTTGTCAGGATTCGAAAAAGACATCGCTGACAGCCGCAAAGCCGCGAACGAAAAGGCAACACAAGAAAAGCAAAAACAAAACGTCATCCAATTGAATGATAAAAAGGCGGCGTTGGAATTAGAACTTGCCGGCGAAGAAAAATTTTCCGCGCGGTCGTTGGAATTGAAATTGCAAATTTTAGAAGCCGAAAAGGAAATCGAACTTGCGACAAACGAATTCACCAACAATCAAAAGTTGGTTGTTGACGAACAATATAAATTGAAGGCGGTTGAATTGGCGAAATCAATTCAGAAAGAAAAGGAAGAGGAAATAAAAAAATCGCTTGACTTACAAATCAAAGCCATTGAAGACGCGACCGACAAACAAAACATGTTGTTTGCACAATCCGCAATCGCGCGCAAGCAAACGATCGAAGAACAGTATTCGCAAGGTCTGATCGACGCGGAAACATATCAACAACAACTTGCCGACATTGAATTTGAGGCGGAACAACAAAAGAAACAAAACCGACTTGATGAAATTGCAAAAGAAAAAATCCTTTTCGCTGAAGGATCCGCCGAAAGAATTGCATTGGAAACGGAAGCGGCGGATTTGTCATTGCAGATTTTCACGGACGCCGAAGCAAAAAAGCGCGTCGAAATAAAAAAGACAACGGACGGACAACGCGCGGCGGTTCTTGGAACGTTGGCGGTTGCAAACGATGTGTTCGCTACTATTGGCGGACTGTTCAAAAAAGGATCGGAAGCGTCAAAGGTATTCGCCGAACTTCAAATCATCGCGTCAACAGCAACGGCGGCAATAAATGCTTATTCATCGGCGGCGGCGATTCCTGTTGTCGGGTTCGCGCTTGCGCCGGTTGCGGCGGCGGCGGCTGTTGTTGCCGGTATGCAACAACTTGCAAACGTCCGGAAGTTGGAAGACGGCGGAACGGTAATACCGAAGGCGGCGCGCGGAATTGTTTTGGGCGGTCAACCGCATTCGCAAGGCGGAACGAAATTCGTCGGAAGTGACGGAACACGTTTTGAAGCCGAACGCGGTGAATTACTGACGGTTGTCAACAAACGTTCAACGGCGATGTTGCAATCGTTGTCGAATCTTAATCAGTTAGGCGGCGGAATAGACTTTTTCAAACACGGCGGATTGAAACATTTGGCGGACGGCGGTATTGCGTCACGGTCAATGACTGTTCCAATCAATGAACAGATTTCATCCAACGACGCGATTCGTGAATTTGTGTTGAACATGCCGCGACCGGTTGTCGTTGTTCAGGATATAAACGAGGCGCAAGGATCGGTCGTCGAAGTTGAAACGCGCGCGGTAATATGAAAGAAATAATCATCGAACTTGAAAAGACCGGTGTGTTGAAAAAATTAATTCGTGAAGGATTTGTTTCGTCAAAATTGCTTTTATATTACGAAATCTTTCTTGAATATGACAAGACAATCAAAACAACAAAATTGAAAAAGATGGATGTCGTCGTTCATTTGACAGAACAATTCAAGGTTTCCGAATCAACTGTGTTTCGGGTGTTAAAAATATTTTCACAAAATGAAGTTAGGTGTATTGATTCCGACGCGCGGTGAACGAAAATCGTTTCTTGACTTTGCGCGTCATCAAATTAAAAGACAGACACAACAACCGGACGAAATCGTTGTCGTTGACGATCCGCCGAAAACAAGCGCGCCCGACATTACCTTCAGATATAGAACAGGCGTTCAAAGACTGATAGAACACGGATGTGATACCGTCGTTTTTTGGGAAGACGATGACTATTATTCGAGGCAATATATTGAACAAATGATGTCGTTGTATAAACGTCACGGTTCGCCGGAAATCTTCGGTGTTTCGTCGTCAATTTATTACAACATATTTAACCGCAAATGGGCGCGTTTTGAACACGCCGGACGGTCTTCAATGTTCAATACCATTGCAAGCGTGAACGCGCTGAAACGCGTCAAATGGTGCGAAGATTCGTATTCCTACACTGACCTTCATTTGTGGCGCAATCTCAAAGGCGTTTCGGTTCCGGTTGCTGATCCGTTGGCGGTTGGTATAAAACACGGAATCGGACTTTGTGGCGGCGGCGGTCACGTGAACAACTGGAAATCCTTCAGCAATGTTGACCGCGACTTTTCACAATTAGCAAAGTGGACGGATCCGGAAGCCGTGAAATTTTATTTGAACCTGACAACGGATGTCCGCCGGTATAAAATGAAAAAGGATCCGTTCCTGTCAATCATCACACGTGTCATGTTCGGAAAACGAAACGGATTGTTCGCAAAACACAACGAATCCGTTGCGAACCTTTCCGACATCGATTTCGAACAGGTGTTTATTGTTGACAAAATAGGTCACGGCATGTTCCGCGCAAATGAATCATTTCAATTCGCGAAGCCGGAAGGAAAGTATATTTATCTTTTGGACGATGATGATTTCTTTGTCCGTCGCGACTTCATTGAATTGTTGAAACAAACGTGTGTCATCGCCAACGATCCGGACGTCATATTTTTCCGGATGAAGATTTTGACCGGTGACGGCGATCAAATTTATCCGAAACCGCAATCATGGCAAACAAAAGACGTCAGGCGCGGACAAATCGGCGGTTCGTGTTTCGTGGTGAAACGTTGGGTGTTCGAAAGATATATTCATCACTTTTCGCACACGTCATTCGGCGATTGGAATTTCATCACGAAGGTTTTGTCGGATCCCGACGTTCGTGTGTCGTGGCTTGACAAGATGATGTCGGAAACCGGAAAAGTGTCAAGGGGAAACGCGGAATGAACATCGACGAAATAGAAAAGAAATATTTGGTTTCACGTGAAACACGGAACGAACGGTTGAAAAAATGTTTGACGTGTGAAGATTTGAACGTGCTGAATCAATGCAAACATTGTTATTGTTTTATTCACCTTAAAACATGGTTGAAAAATGAAGAATGTGCAAAGCCAACAGGGAAAAAATGGTAAAAATTTCTTGATTGCGTTGTTTGTCGCGACGGTGTTTTCGTTGGCGTGTTGGTACGCGTTGTTTGTGTTTGTTAAATTCCTGTTGAAATGACACATTTCGAAATCGTTTCTTCCGGCTTGAATTGCAAACAATACATTTCACAAACCGTTGCTTCGGTCATCGCGCAAAAGTATTCCAATTGGAACCTGACATTGATTGACGACGGTTCAACGGACGGAACTTCGGAATATTTCAAACGAATAAAGGATCCGCGAATTTCATGTCACCGTTTTCTTGACAACACCGGCGCGGCGTTCAGGCGTTACAACGCAATTCACGCAATGAGCAATCCGAATTCGGTCGTGTTGTTGTTGGGATTGGATGACCAATTGTTGCCGAATTGCTTGCGGCGGATTGCTGAAGAATACGAACGCGGCATGTTGATGACGTACGGAAATTGGATTGACCAAAACGGAAGAGGTTTGCCGCCGTCGTTCAACCTTGAATTCGACGATCAGACACACGAAGAAAGGAACTATCGAAAAGTCACTTACCGTTCAACCGCGCCGAACACGTTCCGGAAGTTTTTGTTTGACAGGATCCCGAAACAGGATTTCATTGTCGGCGGAAAGTGGATCGACACAACAACGGAATCGGAAGTGATGTATTCATGTTTAGAAATGTCAGGACGTGACCGGATCGGATTAATCAAGGAACCAATTTATTTGTATAACCGTCACAAACAATCCGCCGCGTGTCGATTAGGACAACAATACAAAAATCACATTCACGAAATTATCAGGACACGACCTAAAAAACCGATTTATGAAAATATTGAACTTGTGTCGTGACGATTGGTCGAATTTTATGTTCGACAATGCGAAGGCGTTGCAATCTGTCGGCGTTAATTGCGTTGCGCGTAAACTGAACAAACACGCGTTTTCCTATTCCGAACAATGTGCAATCGCGTCACACAAAGAAATCGTTCAGGAAATAAAAAAGGCGGACGTCGTTCAATTGTTTCATTCTGACACGACCTTTCTTCAGGATTGCGTCAACATGAAAAAACGTGTCGTTGTCGTTCATGCCGGAAGCGTATATCGCGACAACCATGTTGAATTGAATAAGGCATTCAACGAACATGTGTCGTTGTCGTTCATCGCGTTGGGTGAATTCGCCGGACTTGGTGCAAAAAATGAACATTACATTGTCGGCGCGGTTGACACCGACAAATTAAATTGTCCGGTGAATCAAAAACGTCCGTATGTTTTCGGTCACTTTCCTTCAAATCCTGTCGTGAAAGGAACGGCGAAAATCGTTGAAATCATGGACGCGATTCAACACAATTCATTGTTGTGTGAATTCAGGTATTCAACCGACCGGACATCGTATGACGTTCAATTGCGGCGGATGAACGATATTGATATCTACATCGAACTTTTCAAACGTGAACTTGACGGCAAAAAATATGGTTCGTTTGGAATCACGGCGTTGGAAGCCGGCGCAATGGCAAAGATTGTCGTGACGATGAATCTTTCAAATGATGTTTATTTCAAAACATACGGTGACACACCGTTCGTGTTGTTCGAAGATGAAAAGACGTTTGCCGGTTCAATCATGTCAATCATGTTCATGTCGGCGGACGCGGTGAATAAATTAAGGCGCGAAACACGTCAACACATCGTTGAAAAACATGGATATTTGCCTTCAGGAAATCGAATAAAAAAAATACTTTATCAAATTTAAAATGCCTTTTATGAACTATAAACAGAAATTGGTTGACTTCAATGGAACGTTGAAATACAAACGCGAAATGAACTTCATGGCAAAGTTGATCGAACCGAAGCACAGCGAAAAAATACTTGACTTCGGTTGCGGTCTTGGTCGTATGGTGCGCGAATTGCTGTTGAAAGGCGTTGACGTCTTCGGATATGACGTGAATGAATACGTCGAACAACCGGACGAACATGTGTTCCGAAAATCGTTTCATTTTCAGTTTGACAAAATCTATTTTATGCATTCTTTTGCACACATCGAAAACATTAAAATGTTATTCACGGAAACATTCGAAACGTTTTTGAAGTCAGGCGGATATGTGATTGTCCTGACACCGAACAAAGACTTCATCGAACATTTGACGGACGTTCAACAATACGTTCCGGATCCGACTGTCGTGAAACATTACAACCTGAACGACATTGTCAACGTGTTCAGCGAAAACGGATTCATCGTTGAAACGCAAGGTCAAATCGGAAACAATCTTTTCGGTCATTGTGAACGAATCTTTGTTGTGGCGCGGAAAAAATGAAAGGTGTCGTTGTTTCATATCGCGCGCCGGAACTGATATTCAACGCGGTCACGTCAATCAAGCGTTTTCACAAACGCCTTCCGATCCTTATCGTTGACGGATCCGGTGCGAAACACGAATGTCGGAAGGTCATTCAATCGTTATGTAAAAAATATCCGGACATCGAAACACAATTTCACGCCGAAAATGTCGGTCACGGTGTTGGTTTACATTTGGGAATTCAAGCCGCGAAGACAAAAAATGTGTTGATATTCGATTCTGACATCATCGTCCGCCGTCCGTTCATTGCTGATATGTTGATTCACCGCTTTATTTATGGAATCGGTCAAATCATTCACGTTGATGAAGTTGGCAAAAATGCCGACACCGGTTTCCGTTATCTTCATCCGCATTTCGCAATCATCAATTCATTTCAATATTTCAAACACCGTCCGTTCGTGAATCGCGGCGCGCCGTTAATCAATGCAATGAAAGAAATGCACGGACAAAATTTATTGATTGACTTTCCTGTTCAGGATTACGTCACACACTTGGAACGCGGAACGGTTAACATTTTAAGAGGGGAACGAAATCCGACAAAAATGACACCGGCGACGAAACATTCAATTCAACACCACGTTTTGAAAGTAGGGCGACAAGGTTTGAAAAATCGGTTTTGATTCTTTGCAGATTAATCGGTTTCGACAATGCCGGATGTGTCCGGAAGTCCGCGCCGTGAAGGATGATTTTTTTCGCGCCTAATTTGTAAGCAATAACACACGCCACAAACGGCGAATTGTTTGAATAGGGAAACACGTCAGGCGTGTCAAGGTCGTCAAGGCGTCCGCGACCTTTTGCAAGTTGAATCCGTTTGTATTTCGGATGAACCTTCCAATCATCAAATGAAGTGAACAAAAAATCCGGTCGTGAATTGAATATGACCTGACGGCGTTCCGGTGTGAATCTGTTCATCGGATCACACACGACCAACAAGTTGGTTTTGTGTTTCCTGAATATATCGTTGACACCGATTGTTGAGTGTTCCGGATTCGGAATGTAGGTGTTGAGCGATTCACCCAACGCCAAAACATGACAAATTGTATTCAAAACAATGAAAGTTTGATCGGAAAAATACGAAATATCTTTGACGTTCATTCTTGCAACCCTAATTTATTTTCATGGACGAAAAAATTCTTCATGTTCAGGCGTACGGCGACATCGAAAACGCGCAATTTTCAGGCGTGTCCGAATTCGGCGTTGTGTCATTGAAGACAATTGCGGATCAATTGGCGTTGAATCCTGACGCGGACGAAATCGTTGTTCACATTCATTCGCGCGGCGGTGACGTTGACGAAGGATTTGCGATTCACGACCTGTTGACAAGTTCAGGAAAGAAAGTCACAACAATCATCGAAGGACTTTGCGCATCAATTGCAACTGTAATTGCATTAGCCGGAACGACACGCAAAATGACGGCGAATAGTTCTTTCTTTATTCACAATCCTTTCACGGTTGGAATAGGCAACGCCGACGAACTTGAAAAAACGGCGGATTTGGTACGCGTTGAGGAAAACAAATTGATCGACTTTTATCAAAAAAAGACAGGCGCGCCACGTGCCGACATTGTTGACATGATGAAAGACGAAACAAAGATGAATCCGGAACGCGCGTTGAACCTGAAGTTCGTGACTGAAATTGTTCAGGAAACGCAAGCGAAAATCTATGCAAAATTTCACAATAAACAAACACAAAAACAACTTGAAATGACAACAGCAACAAAAATTTTGAATCAACTGAAGGCGATGTTGACAACCGCCGGAATTGAAGACACGCAAACAATTGAAAACGCAAAAAATCTTGACATGAAATTGAAAGATTCCGAAGACATGTTGACAATAAACACCGAAGCGGACGCGCCGAAAGTAGGCGACACTGTGACAAAGAACGGTGAAAATGTTCCGGATCAGGAATTCACACTTGAAGACGGAACCGTTGTGAAAACGGATTCCGATTCAAAGATTTCAGAAATCGTTGCCGTTGCGCCTGAAGCGCAAGCGTCAAGCAATGACGAAGAAATGAATAAATTGAAAACAGAACTTCAGGCGGCAAACGACAAAATCGAAGCGTTGTCAACGGAAAACATTTCCATGAAGGCGGCAATCAGCGAAAACGAAAACGCGTTCAAAGCGATTCAAAACAAAATCGAACTTTTGACAGCGTCAATCGGATCAGCACACAAACCGGAAGGTCAACAAACACATTTCAGAAAGAACGGAAACGAGCCGGTGACGGATGTGAATGACGCGGTGAAGAATTACAAAGCCGCCGCCAACAAACGCCGGATGAATGTCGCGGTGAAATAAGAAAAACAAACCAAAAACAACAACCAAAAACAAAAACAAAAATCAACAACAACAACATGAAAACAAAAACAATTTTAATCGCGTTATTCGGAACACTCTTCGCCGCCTTTTTCGGTTCGGCGGTTGCGTCCGTAACAACTGACACAATCGGCATTGTTGCCGGAATCCTGTCAATGGCGTCAATGTTCATTCCTTCGGTGAAGGGCGTTGCGTTCACCGTTATCACGGCGGCGGATTTGACATGGGATGGAAAACAAGTGATGTCGATGACGGAAGCAATTTTTGAATCGGCGTACACCAATCCGGAACTGACAACTTTTCATCAGGTTGTTGAAAACATCGTCGCAAAACAACAGATTGGTTTTCTTGGAACACTTTCAAAGATTTCCAAAAAATCAACGACTTGCGGCGGATCAGCCGGTTCACATTCAATCACCATGTCGGAAAAGTTTTGGGAACCTGAACGCGTGAAGTTTTGGTTGGAACAATGCGCGGATGATTTGGAAGAATCGTTTTGGGTTTGGGGTTTGAATAATGGCATTGCGCGCAAAGATTTGACGCAAGGTGATTTTTCAACATTCATCATGACACGAATCGAAGAGGCAATCGTCGAAGACATCCAAAGAATTGTTTGGTTCAATGACGTGGATCATGACACCGTTGATAATACGCCGGGACTTTTGACAGCCGGAACCGACTTGTTGGATTACAACATCATCAACGGTTTGTGGTCGCAAATTTATGACGTTGTTGCGGCTGACGCCGACAGACGTTACACCATAAGCGAAAACGCGCTTTCAACGTATGCATTGCAAGACGCGCTTGCAACAGACAAGGCAATCACCGTATTGCGCGAACTTTATCAGGACGCCGACAAACGTTTGAAACATGCGAAGGATAAATTCTTCATCCTGACTGATTCATTGGTTGACAATTATCAAACATGGTTAGAATCACAAGGCGTTGACATGTCATTCGTTCGCGTTCAGGACGCGCAACGCGGTCAATTTGATACCGGTCTTCGCTTCAGGAACGTTCCGATTTATTGCTTTGACTTTTGGGATCGTACCATTCGCGCTGACTTCGACAATGGTGCAAGTTATTACCAACCACACCGCGCCGTTCTGACTACAAAGTCAAACATTCCGGTCGGTGTTGACGGTGTTGAAGCAATGAAAACGATGTCACAATTCTATCTTCCAAAAGAGGAAACAACCAATTGGAAAGGCGCGTATAAAATCGACGCGAAGGTTCTTTTGGGTTACATGATTCAGGTTGCGTACTAATTCGAACATTCTAAATATTCACGAAATAAAAACATAAAAACAAATGGCAGAATGTGCAAGAATAAGTCAGAATATCACGGTCAATTGTGACGCGCCGATTCAAGGCGGAACACGTGACAACCTGATTCTGATAAATTACGACGATTGGATTGACGCGGCAATCACCGTTAATGTCACCAATTCGCAAATCATCGAAGACATCGTTCTTCCTTCAGGCGCGACAGGATATCAAATTGAAGGAATCAACAATTCGATTCTTCCAAAACAGGCGTTCATCAAAGGTCGTTTTCTTGGATCCTTTGAACATGAAGTGAACTTCAAATGCTTTTCATTGAATCCGACAATCAAATCGGAATTGGTGAAATTATCAAAAGGTCGCGTTGTTGCAATTGTGGAAAACAACTACAAAGGCGATGACGGTGAAGCGGCGTTTGAGGTTTACGGATTGGATTCCGGTTTGGTGTTGGAACTGTTGGAAAGGGATCCGGCAAACGCTGACACGCAAGGCGCGTATGACGTGACGGTGAAGTCAAGCGAACAATCGCGTGAAAGTCATCTTCCGGCAACCATATTCCTGACGGACTACACAACATCAAAGGCAATCGTTGACGGTCTGTATTCATAACAATTGACAATCATTGTTTGATAAAATGTGAAAACGCCGTGACAACATCGCGGCGTTTTTTAATACATTGCAAACATGAATTCGGTTGACACCATTGTTGAAATAGGGAATCGCGCTTTTGACAAAAGGAAATTGTCGAATGATGAAAAGTTGATGTTGTTGCGCGAATATAAAAGGGAAACCGGTGTTTCACTTCAACCGAATTGCGGAAATTGTTTCATCACTATCGTTCAATATTTCACTAAGTTAAAAACTAAAAAAATGGAAGTCTTATTGTATAAATTAAAAGCCGGAAAAAAAATCATGCTGCACGGTATGTCGCAAGTCATCACCAACGCGAACCTGACAAATGCGAACGCGGCGGCATTGCTGAAGCGCGTTCCGGCGGCGATTAAATATTTCGAAGTATTTCCGGAAGATTGGAATTCACGCGTTCCGTCAAAGGCGTCCGCGCCGGTTGCGGTTGTTGAACCTGAAACCGCTGACGACCTTGACATCAATGAATTGAGGCGTAAAAATTTGGAAGCGAAAACGACTCCCGAATTGCGAACCATTTGTGAAAACCTTGAAATTGACGCGGACGTTTTCGCGAAGATGAAAAAATCTGAACTTGTTGATTTGTTATTTGAAAAAACAAAATAAACATTGAAGGCGACAATCACCAAAGTTGAAAAACGGATCACGGTAAAAGAACGCCGCGCCGAAGGAATCTTGTCGTATGACATCGACAACCTTTATCCGGAACGTTCACGCGACATTGTTTCGAATTCAACCATTGCAAAGACGTGTGTCACGACATACCGGAAGTATATCTTCGGAAAAGGATTCGCGAACCTTGAATTTGCGAACACAAAATTGAACCGTTGGAATGACACGTCCGACAAGATATTGTCGTTGTTGTCCGAAAACTTCGCGTATCACGGCGGTTTTTGTTTGCATGTGAATTACAATGCCGACTACAAAATCACGGACATTTCTTTTCAACCGTTGTCACATGTGCGATTCACATTGCCCGAATCAGAAAACGCCGGAATGTATGCCGTTTGTAAGGATTGGACGGCGCGCGTTTCATCGAAGAATAAAATCACGTACATCGACAAGTTCACGACGGATCCTGTAATCATTCAGGAACAGGTTGAAAAATCCGGCGGTTGGTCGTCATACAAAGGACAAATTTTATACATATCCAACAACGAAGACCAATATCCGCTTCCGATTTATGACGCGGCTTTGGAAGATATGCAAACGGACGCGCAAACGAAGACTTACAAATTCAGGAACATCACAACAAATTTCATGGCTTCGCACATTTTGTTCACGGACAAAATGGAATCCAACAATTCAGAAAACGAATCGAACGAAAAAAACACTTTCATTGAATCGTTGCGTGAATTTCAGGGATCCGACGAAGCCGGAAAAATCATGCATGTCGAAAAGGATTCGCACGACCAAACATTCGATTTGAAAAAGGTCGATCAGCAAAACGGCGACACGTTGTTCCAATGGACTGAAAATTCGGTTCGCGAAAACATCCGTCAGGCGTTTTTGATTCCGCCGGTATTGCTTCAGGCAACCGCCGGAAAACTTGGTCAGGCTTCAGAAATCATCGACGCGAATAAACAATACAATTCGATCACGGAAGACGAACGAATTTTGATTGAAGAGGTCTTCGCCGGATTGGCTTATTTTTACGTCCGTCCGCTTGGCGATGATTTCAGTATTGAACCGCGTTCGTCAATACGGAAGGAAGATATTCCAACGGAAATTTATCCCGACCTGACAAAGAACGAACGGCGTTCGATTGCCGGTTTTCCTGAAATCACGGAAGGCGACGCGAAAACGTTGGCGGAAAAACTTCAGGTTGGCGGAACAACGGCGTTCATTGCTGTCGTGAATGACACGACCATGACACCGGAACAAAAACGCGGAACGCTGAAAGTATTATTCAATTTGAACGACGAACAAATCAAAACAATCTTTCCGAATGCTGATATCGCTTGAACAAATACAATTATTTAAAAGTCTGACGACAAATTTGAACACCGTCAAACAATTGGATCCGTATATTTTGGAAGCCGAAGAATTTGATTTGCGTCCGTTTTTGGGTGATGACCTTTATCTTGATTTGGTTGCCGACTTTGAAGCGTCACCGTCACTTGAAACTTATCTTGATTTATACAACGGCACGGAATACACATACAACGGACGAACATATCGTCACGAAGGAATCGTTCCGGTGTTGGCTTATTTCACCTTTGCAAGATACGCGGCAATGAGTGGAACACATTCAACGAAACACGGCTTTGTCACCAAACAAACCGACTTCAGCGAACCGGCTTCCGAAAAAACCATTGCGCGGATGATTGGTCAATCGAAATCGGCGGCGTTGGTATATCAAGACCGCGTTCGAAGATATTTGAATCACCACGCGTCAACCTATCCGTTGTGGTACGGTTCGTCAAAACGGCGCAAAGGTCAAATCCGGATTTCGGCGATTGGCGGAAATGCGAACAAAAAATTTTATGACGACGATTGTTGTGACGATATTCAAGTTGTAATTCAATAAACCAAAATAAATTTAACACTAAAACTCAAACCACATGAAAAATTTCTTAAAGTTATTTATCGCGTTCGTGCTGATTACAGCAACGGCGAAAAGTCAGTACACGTCAAGTCAATTTGATGTTTCAGTCACGGCAACCGGAACAGGGATTGACGTAAAGTTCAATTCAATTCCGAATGGAATGCAATACATCGGCGCAACAAACGTCGGTATCACTTACGGATTCGTGCCGGATTTGGCAAACGGCGGAATGGTTCCGGATTGGCAAGTGTATTCAGATTCCGGTTGGCATCATTATTCCTACATTCCGTCATTGAACTATTGTGAGGACAAAAAATCGGTTCGTTATGTGAACACGTTGCGCGGTCGTTGGTTTGGCGCATGGATTTCGTGTATTTGGACGCCTGTTGTCGGAACGACTTATTCGTTTCCTTACAACAAATGGTTCTTCGGTGCGAATGACATTGCCGGTTATCTTGAATCGCTTGTGCAATACAATTCACCGCCTTACGACGGATCCTTTGGTTGCGGTTTGGCGGCTGACGGAAAGAAAAAACAAATCGACATTTGTTTGAACTATTACAATGACACGCAAACCGGCGGAATGATTACCATATCAAAACAGGTCACCGTTTCGACGTTGCCCTATATTCTTCCGCCATGCGTAAGTGAAGGCGCGCCGGTCACCGCGCCGGTTGTCGCGCCGGCAATAGCCGCGCCAACATTAAGCGCACCGGCAAAGACAACAGGCAAACCGCCAAAAAAAAACTAACATTCAGATTCGGAAAAAGATAAAACCGTTTGGATGTTTATGACACCACAAAGAAAGAGCCAATTGGATTCCGTTTCAACGTTTGTCTTCAGGACGTTAATGACGTTGATTCTTGCCGGTGTTTACAACAAGACCGTTGCGATCCTTGAAAAGATTGACGACACACAAACGAAGGTTGAAATTCACGAACACCGGATCACGGAAAACGAAAAGAAGGTTGACCGGATTGAATCCAACCTGAACGACAATATGAAAAAAGACGCCGATGAACATTCGCGGTTGTTTAATATCCTGTTAAGCGAATAATGGAAAAGATAAAAATATCAATTCAACAGGTCGTCATTGTTGTTTGTTGGGCGTTGTCAATTGCCGGTCTTTATTACACAATGAAAGCACAGATTGACACACTTCAGGCAAAGTTCAACGAGGTGAACAACATCCTTGAAAAGCACGACGTTAAATTGATTGACTACCGTCTGACACAATTGCAAAACGAAATGAAGGAAACCAATGACAAAGCGGATCGCATTATTTCTTTGCTTGACAATTAGTGTGTTCGCACAAAAGACGGAACAAAATCAACAGCCTGACACAATGGTTGCGAAGTTGAAACAATTGGAAGATTCGGCGGCGTGTGCGAAAATTAAATTTGAACAGATAGAACAAAAAATTCACCAACAAAAACAAAAACCAAAATGACAAAAGAATTGATTATTGCTGTCGCGCTCGGCGCGCTTGTTTATTTCTTGATGGAATACCGCGCGAAGCGGATTCAGAATTTCAGTCTTTGGTATTGGATCAAAGACAATTGGTATAATGTTATTTTAACATGCTTGATCATGTATGCACTGGTCTATATCGGATACGTTGAAGATAGAGTCGCAGCGTTGTTTCTTGGATATTCCGCGAACGGAATTGTTGACCGTTTTCAGGACATGATGTCAACTAAAAAAATCGGATCATGAAACGTGTTCCGAAATTCGTTCCGTACAAATCAAAAAAGAACGGCAAAAATTATTGGCGTCTGATTGGTGCGAACGGTCAAAAGGTTGCAACCGGAAATGAATCGTTTGTGAAACCGATTTCCGAAAAGCAATTCAGGCGTTTGCAACAAATCTTCGCGTCGGCTGAATACGCGCCAAAAAAGAAGAAATGAACATCGAACTGAAAAGGAATCGGACCGTGAACGACACAACGATCGGGAAACTTACCTTTGACGACTTCACGTGTGACACGTTGGAAGACGCAATCAGGATCGAAAAGATTGCCGGAAAAACGGCGATTCCTTCCGGCAATTACGAAATCGTCATTTCCTATTCGAACAGGTTCAAAAAATTGCTTCCGTTACTTGTCAATGTTCCGAACTTCGAAGGCGTCCGGATTCATAGCGGAAACACAATCGCGGACACGGAAGGTTGTATTTTGCTTGGAAGGCGCAAAGGTGACACGGTTGAAAATAGCCGGATGACAATGAATCTATTCATGCAAAAATTGAATCAGGTCATCAAGAAAGAAAAGGTTTACATTCAAATTTCATGAACAAATTTATCGGTTGGATCATTGCCGCCGGACTGTTGATTTGGGTGTTGTTCAAAGAATTCCAACCTGTCGTTCAGGACGAAGGATCCGTTGTGAACAATTACTTTTACGACACAACCGAACACACAACCGAACACACCGTCACCACGCAACCGGTTTTCATTTCATCGCCTGTCATTCCGAAGTTGGATTCCGCGCAATTGTTCGCGTTGGTACGTGAATACATGTCAACGTATCTTCAGAAAGACACAATCACGGACGATTCATTGACGGTTTTCATTGAAGATTCGATCACGCGGAACCGTGTTTTTCACCGCCGGATGAACTACAAATTCCTTTTTCCTGTTCTGAAGGAAACAATCATCACCAAACCGCCCGAAAAACGCGTCAAATTGTTCGTTGGAACGACGATCGGTCTTGCGTCGGACGTTTCCTTCACACCTTCCGTTGCATTGCTCACAAAGCGCGAAAACGTGTTGACCGTTGGAACCGATTTGTTGTCGGGTGAACGGAACCTGACTGTTGGATATTTCGCCAAAATATCAACACGGAAAAAATAATTGCTTCGCGCGTTTACATGTTGTAAAAGATTTACTACATTTGCGGACATGGCTGAAGAATTCATCATTCAAAACGTTTCCGGTTCGATTAAAAAAGCAACCGTATCACAGACGACAAAGACACGAATCGCGCGGTTGCTGAACATATCGCGTCCGACATTATATCGAAAAATCCGTGAAAACGATTTCACGTTCACGGAAATTCAGGTGCTGAAAAAACACCGTTTATTGACCGAATTGGCTTAATCACAATAAAATTATTCCTTTGAAATTCAAACACTTACGACTTTTATTTTTACACGGTGTAAAATGTATTGTTTTTGTACGTACTATTACAGAATAATTCAAACAATTAAAAACTCGCAAAATGAAAAAAGAAATCGAACTGCAAACGGAAAACATTCTTTGCCCTCATTGCAAAAGCAGTAAAACAGAAAAACAGGGTGTCAGTAATTGGCACGACAACAGCGGAATTTATTACATGGTTTGTACTTCATGCAATAAAGAATGGAACGAAAGGTGGTATAATGAAAACTACGAAGGAGAAAAAGGTTAACTAACTTTTGCGAGTGCGGGAAAGGAAACGAGTACCGCACCGCATTAAAAAACAAAAATCATGGCGAACAAACACACTTCAGGAAGTTGGGATTTCGAATTCAGCAAAACCGGATTCGATGTATTTTCAGGCGCGGAACACATCGCGTCAGTCAAACAAACCGTAAACAACGAACAGGAACAACACGCGAAATTGATTGCCGCCGCGCCGGACATGTTGGCGGCGTTGTTAATATTACGCGACCGTATCAACAGAATCAACACCGGATTTTATTCTTCGAATGGAATCATTTCAACCGATGAAGTTTTCCGGATTTTGTACGGACAAAACGAATTGAACAACGCAATCGAAAAGGCGACGAAATGAAAAGTTCACTTGACTACGAAACAGAAAACGCCAACGGTCGGATCCGGTCGTTGTTGGTCACGTTCGAAATGATTCCGCCTTCACACGGCGATTTCCTGACGCCTTCGATCGAAGCGGACGCGAACATCCTGTCAATACGATTGAACGGTCGCAACGTCACCAAACGAATAAAGAAAGACATGTTCGACGACATTCAACGTTTGTGTGAACAGGAATCAAAAGAATATTTCAACTAACAATCAAAAACAAAAATCATGGCAAACGAAAACACACACACTGTTCAGTCTATTGAAGAACAAATTTCGAATCAAAAACAAAAAGAAATTGATTGGATTTCAAAGGCGTTCACCGCGTCATATCTTGCCGCGTCATTGTCAGGCTATATTCAAGGATCGCAAGCCGGAAGGGATCCGAAAGATCAAATCGCCGCGTTCGAATACCTAATTGAACAACACACCGTTTTTCCAATTTCAACTTCGGCGGATTGGGTGAAACAATGGAAAGAAAAAATTGAAACCTTAAAAACCGAAATGAAATGATGATTCCAACGAACGCAAAATTGGCGATGATGAAACCGGAACGCCTGAAAACATTCCTTCCGATGTTGTCTTTGTCACAACTGAAGGAAATTTATGAAATCATTTTGATTTGTCGTTTTGTTGACATTCACACGGTTCCGGCAACATTTGAAAACTACATCATCACCATGACGCGACAAACCGCGCCGTTGGTTGACGCCGAAATCCAACAACGCGCCGAACTTGAAATGAACCAACCTGTCAAAAACGTATTGTCATGAAAAAATTGAAACCGTTTATTGACAAATACGGTCGCGCAATGCGAACCGTTTGGATCGGAATAAATTACATCCGCCTTCAGGACAATCGCGGCAACAATTATTTGATAAAGAAGTCAAACATTGATAAAATTTTGTAAATTTATGGCATACGAATTTCAGGGCAAATATTATTTCGGCATGACGGAAATCACCGCGTCGGAATATTTCAACATCATTCAAACACTTAAAAACAATTAATCAAATGACAACAACCGAAATGACGGTCGCTTCCGTCACACCTTCACAATTGCAAATCAACAATCCGGCGGACGTGATGGAATTCGCCAAAACATTGAAACGATTCATTGATGACAACAAATTGTCGTGTATTATTCAGGGAAAATCTTATGTGTACGTTGACGGATGGAAGTTTGCCGGCGTGAACTTCGGAATCATCCCAATCGTTGACGAACCGGTCAACCTGTCTGACGAAAAGGAAATCAAATACAAATGTTCGTGTCGTTTGGTTCGCATGTCTGACGATCGTCCGGTCGGATCCGGCTTTGCGATCTGTTCGAACTTGGAACAAAAGAAAAAATCCTTTGACGAATACGCGGTCGCGTCGATGGCGCAAACGCGCGCAATCGCGAAGGCTTACCGGAATTTACTTGGATTCATCATGAACGCCGCCGGTTTCGAATCAACGCCGGCGGACGAAATGGAAGGCATGTCCGAAGCAAACAAAACCGATTTCGGAACGATCCGCGAACAGGTCATGTTGATGAATACGTTGGAAGAACTTCGGAAGTATTACGAACAGGATTCATTGAAACAATATCACGGCGACAAAGTGTTCAACGAAATCTTTCACAAACGCAAACTTCAGATTGTTAAACCTGTCAAAAAATAGTTATCATGGAATTGGAACTTGTTAACCCTGAAATAAAAATCACGCGCGAATTTTTGGAAACGCGTCCGTTGTCTTATTCATCGCTGAAGCAATTCAGGCGTTCGCCGTTGCATTACATGAACTATATCACGCAACCAAAAGAACAAACAACCGCGTTCGCATTTGGCAACCTGTTCGATTGTTTGCTATTGACGCCGGATGAATTCGAAAACCGGTTCGTTGTGATTCCTGAAATCAACAAAAGAACGAAAGACGGAAAAGCGGAATTCGCGGAATTCGCTGAAGCCAACAAAGGAAAGACATTTGTCACACAAGAAATGATTGACAACGCCAACAAAATGAAGGCGTCAGTCAATGAACACCGACGCGCAAAAGAACTATTGAGCGCAAACGGAACCGTTCAACGCCGGATGAATTGGAAAGACGACAACGACCTTCCGTTCGTCATGCAATCAGATTTTGATTCGGATGAAGGCAATGTAATTGTTGACATCAAAACGGCGGCGGACGCAAGCGATAATAGATTCATGCGCGACGCCTTTGAATATGCGTACCATATTCAAGCGGCTTTGTATTTGGAAGCGTTCAGGAAGAAAATGTTCCGGTTTCCGCGTTTCGTGTTCATCGTTGTTGAAAAGGAATCGCCGTTCGCGGTCAACGTATTCGACAAAATATCGGATTCGTTTTTGAAATTAGGTCGTCAGGAAATTGACACATTGAAAACCGAATTCATTCACGCGATGGAAAACGATTTGTTTTCACGCGGATATGACTTCCGGACAATCGACGGCGGAACAATCCTTGACTTGCCGGCATACGCGCGAAATCTGATCCAATGAAAAAAGAATTCATTTCAATCGTCAAAAACGGAACGATTCAAAAGAACGTCGGAAAGTTGATTTCCTATGAATTGAAACGGTTCGAAGGAAAACGCGTTGTGATTGGAATTGAAAAGTTATCGTCAAAACGTTCATCACAACAAAACCGATTGTTTCACATGCATGTCGGGATCTTAGCGCGCGAATTCGGATATCTTCCTTCGGAAATGAAATCAATATTGAAATTAAAATTCCTTCAGCGCGAAAAGATTCACGAATCAACAGGTGAGGTCCTGAAGTATATTGCCGACACATCCGATCTGAAGGTTGACGAATTTGGCGAAATGATCGAAAACGTCATCATGTTCGCGACCGAATACGGAATCGAATTGCCGGTTCCGGACGAATCTTTTTCATAAATATATTTTTACACATTGTAAACGAATATAAAAAAATAGTATTATTGCACAATCTAAAAATCAAAATCATGGCAAAAGAAAATGAAATGACACAGGAACGCGCGGTGTTGCTGACGTTGTTAGAAAAGAATTCAATCACATCAAAAGAGGCGTTCGTCGATTGGGGAATCACACGGTTGGCGGCAATCGTTCACAAGTTGAACAAAAAAGGTCACAACATTATTTCGGAAGATTGCGTCACGGTGAACAGGTTCGGACACACCGTCACGTTTTCAAAATATTCAAAGGCGTAAAAACACACACCGCCGGTTCGAACGTTTTCAACGCCTTGATTTCCGTTCGTTCATGTTGCCCGACAACCGGCGGTTGTTTATTCAAATCAAAATGAAGTTACCATATTTTAAATTCAATCCTTCCGAATATTTGACCGGCGACATTCAACTTTGTTCGATTGCGGCGCAAGGCGTGTTCGTGAACATTTGTTGTTTGTATTGGACGCGTTCGTGTGTGCTGACAAGGGAACAATTGTCAAAACGTTATGACGAAGCGTTGATTGCTGAATTGTCATGTGTGTTGAAATACGAAGGCGAACAGGTCGTCATTGATTTCCTGAACGAACAGTTTGACGAAATATCGGAAACAAAACGCGTTCAGTCACACGCCGGTCACGTTGCCGGATTGGCTTCAGCCGCAAAACGCGCGGCATTGCCAAAGACACGCGCCGAAAAACAAGTCCGTGAAATATTCGGATCCGACAACCTGAAGGAAGCCGTCAAAGAATTCAAACTGTTTCGCCGGAACATCCGAAAACCAATGACGGAAAAGGCGGTTGACTTATTGCTTGCGAAGTTACGAATCTACGATGACGCGACGGCGGTGAAGATGATTGAACAATCTATTGAACGCGGTTGGACGACCGTATATCCTTTGAAAGAACAACAACAAGCGAAAGTGATTCCAACAACAAAGCAATTCGAAATTCCGTCATGACAAGACCAACTTATGACAACGCGGATTTGCTGAAGCACGAAGACGAAATCCGTCGTGTTCTTGAAAAACACTTTCATTGCAACCTTCACAAACTTCCGATCCGGTATTTTGCGTATTGGTTGGCGGTTCGCGGCGGTCGTGTTGTTGCCGTCATGGAATTCAAATCATGTGCAAACCGCGATGTTCCGTTTTCAAAGTGGACGGACAAACATTTGTCAGTAGCAAAAATTATCACGTGTTTGTCGTTGGCGAATTCATTCAATGTTAAATTCCTTTTGGTTTGTGAATTCATTGATTTGATTGCTTACATTCATATTGATGAAACGGTGTTTGAATACGACCTGACGTTTGCAAATAATTACCGGAACGACAGTCAGGATGTCGAACCGATGTTGATGTTGCCAATGAATAAATTCAAAATAATAAAACGCAAATGAATAAAACAATTGTATTTTCGGAAGGGATGACAGTCCGTGAAAGGTTTGACGAATATTCAAAACACGTCGTTCGCGGCGGATATGTTACGACACCGGAAATGAAATCCGGAATCGACAAATTGTTCGACACGTTTGAAAACACGCGTCAAGGGTTGGTTGTGTACGGTAACACCGGAACAGGAAAAACAATATTTTTTGAAATCCTTCGCCGCGTCGTCCGTCCGAAATCGCCGTTGCATTTCAAACAACGGACAACAATCGAAATCGTTCAGGAATACAACGTCAACGGTCATGAATCGTTGATTAAACTGAACGCGAACGATATTTTCTTTGATGATTTGGGCGCGGAAAACAAAGGTGTGTATTTTGGCGACCGTGTCGAAGTGATGGAAAGTTTGATTCAGGAACGCTATTCAAAACGACACGCCGTTCGTTCATTCTTCACAACAAACCTGACGCCGTCAGAAATAGAACAACGATATGGTTCACGGTGTTGGAAGCGGTTGAAAGAAACGTGTGAACATGTGTTGTTAGATGACGGCGACAAACGTGAATTGAAATCGTTCATCGGATTTCCGGCGGTTGAATTTCCGCCAACACCGGAAGAAAAACAATGGGCGGAACAATACGAACAACATCGCGCCGAAGCACGGTTGAAAGAATATCCGAAACGGCTGACGTTGGGCGAACAACTGAAGAATCAGTTCAAGGAATCATTTGGTGAATTTGAAACAAAAAAGAAATGACACAAACAGAAACTACACTACTAATTCTTGCATGGATATTCTACGGAATGTATGCAGTAAAACAAACCGATGGATTTGAGGGGGAACTTAAAGGTGACGTAACTATCGTACAATTTTTTATTGTTATCGGTGCGCCTCTTGTCTTTATCGGCAGGGCTTTAATTGGAATCTTTAAAAAATACAAAGCATGAACTTACACAAACTACAGCAGGGATTTATTGTTACAAGCGATGAACCGATAAAAGAAGGTGACTTACAATATTATTTTGGTCAACCTATAAGCCAAGTAATAGTAAAAGCAGAAAAAGATTTGTCAAATGACGGTAGAAGGCTTAAAGTGCTCTACCAAGAACCCAACATCATACTTTCTTCTTTATCAGAAGCAGAACAGAAGGTGATTGGATGGTTTGATGTTGAAAGATTAGGAAAAGAGTACTCTAATAAAGTTAATCACCACCCTAATCAATTATACCCTAATTCGGGAGAAACTTTAGGGGAGGTTACAATAGTCGACTTTATCAAGGGTTTCCGTAAAGCACAATCACTCCTATCTGATAGAAGGTTTACTAAACAAGACATGATAGAATTTGCTTGTAGTGTATTTGATAGTAATCATGGTTCATATAGTGCATCATTCAGAAAGAGAGCAGAAGTGATGTCTGAATCCCTCAATCACCAATCATGGAAGATAGAAGCTATTGAAGAAGATGGTAAAATAAAAGTGATGAAATTGCTATGATTGTAAAATGTAAAGGAGGTAACTATGTCAACACAGAATATATTTATGGCATTGAGTATTCTCCATACGAACCAACTAATGATGATGGTAGGAGATATTGGTTTAGAAGGGGAAGATATAAAACACAGCGAGCAATGTTACAGGCACTGAAACAACTAAAAGAGAATGAGGCTAACTGTGTCAATAGGATTAAATCAAGTATGGATGGTGGTAAAACTTATAATGAAGTACATTGGTTATTTAGACCCATACATATTAACTATAATTTATAAAACCAAAACACTAAAACTGATATAAGATGAAAAAGAAATTATTGAATTTGTGTTTTTGCTTGTTATTATTTGCCTCATGTGCCGATGAAAAAACATTTATCATTGATGGTAAAAGCGTAATAGTAGAGCCTTATGGGTGGGCAAATGCTGACTTGATGAAAAATGATAGTGTAATATATCAGGTGAATGTTGGTAATGTTGTATGGAGTATAATTGGATTTGAAACGGTAGTTGCCCCTGTTGTTTTGACGGGTTGGTATTTGTATGAACCTGTTAAGAAAAAATAATCATGAACCTACTCGAAACATCAGACGAAAGATTTGCGCATAACGTTTGGCGGCTTTGCGATGGCCGCAAAAGAAGAATTTAATTATTAACCGAGATGTGTCAGGCGGCTATTGCAAAACCGCTGTTATGTGCCGTTAAATTTAGAAAGATGAAGTTTAAAATAACAATGACTGTTGAATTAAGTGATGCTTTTGGAACTGATAAAGAAGAAATAGATTGGCTTCTTTCGGAAGTGCTAAATTACGATGCCGAAAACTATTACCTACACTCAAACGAAATAGGAGATGAATTAGGTAAGGTAGTTGAGATAAATGCTATTGAAAAGGTGTCGGATTAATACTGAATTGCAGCATGTTTAGTTATACTTAAATTATTGAAAACAAAATACTAATCTATAAATGACTATTGAAATCTACACATTCAAAACTACCAACGAAATCTATTCAGATATGAAGGGTAATTTTTACAGGATGTCCGATGATTTACCGCTTCCAAAAGTTTATCAGAATGGAAGGATCGCAATCAGGGACAAGAATAAATTTTATGGAATAAAGCGGTTGCGTAAAAATGCAATACATTCACAAAAACAAATCAACGATTGTCCTTTCTAAAAATAAGCCAATGAAAGGACTTGACGAATTCCTGACCAACGAACCAAACACGCGCGAAAAAAAACGCGTCCGGAAATGTAAGGTTTGCAAAACGTTATTCAAACAATTCAAATCAACACAATCCGTTTGTTCGTTGACTTGCGCGGTCAAATCCGCAAAGAACCAATTTGAAAAGACAGAAAATAGACGTCTTCAGGCAATGAAAGAACAAAACCTGACACACTCACAATTGCAAAACAAACTTCAGGACATCGTCAACACAATCGCGCGAACCATTGATTCAATATTCGGACGATGTATTTCATGTGACGCCAACATCCGGAACACAAAACATGACGGCGGTCATTTCTTTTCGGTCGGATCCAACAACACACTTCGCTTCAACCTTCACAACATTCACGCGCAATGTGTTCATTGCAACCAACACAAAGGATCGAACCGTGACGGATATGAAACCGGAATCGTCAAACGTTACGGAAAAGACTATCTTCAGGAAATCCGGTCTTTGTCCGCGTGTTACAATGAAATAAAACTTTCGCGCGATGACCTACGCGACAAAATCAAGGAAGCAAAACGAACACTTTCAGCCGTGAAGAATATGTTGAAAAATCAGGTTCCGCGCGATGTCAACGGAATCGGTTTGCGCCGGTTGGCAAACTGTGAGGTCGGAATATACAATTTCGATTGTTAAAATTTTTCCTTTTTCCTTTCGCCAACGCGTTGAAAATGTTATACATTTGTAAAAATCAACACGCGATGGATGACAAAATTCAAGGTTCCTACATCATGCCGTTCGGCAAATACACCGGAAAACCGATCAATGAAATTCCGGCGGCTTACCTTTTACACCTGAATTCCTTCGATTGGTTTCGCGGTCGCGCGAAAATGTACGTTGAACAAAACATCGAACAATTGAAACAACAATCAGAATCAGAATCGGACGGAAATCCAACGAATCGTTGACGTGTCGTCAACGGATCGTCAACACGTCGTCAACGACCGTTCAACACACCGTCCGCGAACAGCCTGTTTCAGACATCAACATGACATCAACACACACGAAAAACACGTTCACAACTAATTGAAAAACAAATACTTTCAACGAGCCGTCAACGATTCGTCAACGAACCGTCAACCAAAAGAAGGAGAAGAGAAGGAGAAAAGAAAAGAATAGATTATTTTAAAAAAAATAAACAAAAAAAGATTTGATGATTGTTTTCGGTATAAGCAACAACAAAATAAAAATCAAAAATTTTGCGCGTTTCGTTCTATTCCGCGCGCTTAAAATGACCGGACGGTATATTGTGCCGACTGAAGGTTTGAATCGGTTAAAACGAACATATTGCGGTCAAAAATACGAAAGTAGAAATTTTGCATAAAAACGCAGATTTAAGATAATGTTTCGAAAAGGACAACCAAGACCGCCGGCATCCGGTCGGAAGAAAGGTCAAAAGAATGCCGAAACGATCCGCCGCGATCAGGCGGTTGAAGAGGCGTTGAAATTATTGAATGAAACAATTCTTGACGACATCCGGACATTGTCGCCGCGCGAACGTGTGATTCTTTGGGAAAAGTTACACGAATACATTCGTCCGAAAAAACAGCGTGTTGTTTATACGGATGAAGAGGGAAACGCGTTGCCGGTAGTTCAGTTTGTATTGCCTGACAACGGACGCGACAAATATCTTGACGAACCAAACGAAGAGCCGTTGAAAATAATCAAAGGAACGTGACGATAAAACCGCAACAAGGATTTCAACAGGATTTTTTGGCGTCGGCGGCTGATATCGTTATTGGTGGCGGTGCTGCCGGATCCGGAAAAACGTTTGCGTTATTATTAGAACCATGCAGGCACGTTGAACGCAATCCGAATTTTGGCGGTGTTTTCTTCCGGCGTACATATCCGCAAATTACAAACGAAGGTGGTCTTTGGGATTCGTCGTTGAAATTATATCGCAATTTAAAAGCCGAACCGAATTATTCATCGTTGGAATGGAAGTTCAAATCAGGTGCGCGAATCAAATTCAGTCATTTGCAACACGAAAAGAACGTCTTTGACTTTCAAGGTTCTGAAATTCCGTTCATCGCAATTGATGAATTGACACACTTTTCGGAATTCATGTTTTGGTATCTGATTTCACGAAACCGTTCAACATGTGGTGTGAAACCATACATCCGCGCGACATGCAATCCGGATCCGGAATCATGGGTTGCTCGTTTTTTGGAATGGTATATTAATCCTGACACCGGCTTTCCGATCAAAGAACGCAACGGCGTCATCCGTTATTTCACACGTGACAACGACCGTGTCATTTGGGGCGACACCAAACAAGACGTCATCCGGCAAATTCCGCACATTATTTCAGACATGCAAACCGATGACGTTGATACGTTGATAAAGTCATTCACGTTCATCGCCGGTTCAATCTATGAAAACACGGAATTGATGACAAAGGATCCGTCATATTTGGCGAACCTGTTGATTCAGGATGAACAAACAAAACTTCAATTGTTAAAAGGCAATTGGAAGGTCAACGTCAACGCGGATTCGATATTCGACTATTCAAAAACAATTGACACCTTCACGAACGAACATGTGAAAGACGGCAAACGTTACATTTCCGCCGACATCGCTTTGCATGGTTCGGACAAATTCGTTGTCATCGTTTGGTCGGGATTGCGCGCGATTGACATTTGTGTGATGGAAAAGTCTGACGGATCGGTTGTTGAAAACAAGTTGAAAGAATTGGCGAAACAATATTCCGTTCCGCAATCGTCAATAATATACGACGCCGACGGTGTCGGTGCTTACTTAAAAGGATATCTTCAGAACGCAACGTCATTCAACAACGGCGGCGCGCCTGTCAAAGTTCACGGCGAAGTCCTGAATTATCGCAACCTGAAAACACAATGTTTTTTCGCGTTGGCGGATGTTGTTAAAAAGTCTGAAATCTTTTTTTCCGAACGTGTTGCAAACTACAAAATCGGGAGTAAATTAGTCCGCGAAATAATCGTTCAGGAATCACGCGCAATAAAACGAAAGAACATCGACGCCGACGGAAAAATTCAATTGATACCGAAGGAACAAATGAAAAACATTCTTGGACGTTCGCCGGATTTCATGGACGCTATAATGTTAAGGATGTTTTTTGAATTGAAACCGAAGACGTTCGCACCGCCGAAAGTTTACATGTAAATTAAAATTCAATGGTTCAAATACTAATCGAAGACAAAACGTATCAATTTCCGACATCATGGAACGAAGTCACCGTCGATCAGTTTTTCCGCCTTCGCGATTGGGATCAAAAAGACTTCATCAAAATGTTGTCGATTCTTTCCGGCGCGTCTTATGAAACAATTTTCAAGTGTAAGGATGAAGACATCGACGTCAAGTTGTTGCCGTTGATGGATTGGCTGAAGAAACCATTGACCGAAAAGGATGTTGAACGATTCAAGGTGATGACGTTTGACGGCAAGCAATATAAAATTCCGCGCGACATCGGACAGGGATCGTTCGGTCAAAAGTTGTCGTTGCAAAACCGCCTTATTGAAATAATGGAAAAGACCGGAAACACAATTAATTGTCTTCCGTTTGCCGTTGCCGTTTACATGCAACCGATTGTCACCGGAAAAGAATTTTCGACTGAAGCGGCGGACGCCTTTGTCGATGAAGTGATGAAGACGTCAATATCGGAAGCGTGGTCATGTGGCAATTTTTTTTTGAAGAAATTGAACGTGTTACAAAACGCGAAAAACAATTTCTTCATTCATCACCGGACGCGGATGAATTGGCGGCAAAGGTTGACGCGATGGATAAATTCAAAGAATTCAAAACAATCGACGTCTTATCGGGCGGCGACGTTCTGAAGTACGAATCAATTCTTAAAATTGAATATGAAACGATTTTCACGAAGTTATGGTTGGAAAAAGAACGACACGAATTTCAAAAAAGATATAAGAAAGTAATGGAAAGGAAAAACAAGAAATGATTCATCCGGAAGAGATTTGCGCGACAATCACGGCGGCATTGACGACGGATTCATTTTCGTATTATTACGGAACAAAACCGGATCAAAACTTCGAAGCGGATGAATTTACCTATCCGGTCGTTTTCCTTGACAAACCTATTCAGGCGCGTATCAAAAACACAATCACCAACGTCCGCGAATCGACTGTTGACATGAAGTTGTTGTTCGCCTATCTTGCCGAAATAGACGCGACGGAACCTGAAAAGTTCGAAAACATGAAACGTTCGGCATGGAACGCCGCGCGCGAATTCGTGTTGCGTTTGCGTGAATATGCCGACATCAAGGATGTGACGAACGAATTCATCACCGATGTTGACCACGTGTTTGACATTAATCTTGTCGGGTGTTTTTTGGAAGTCACCGTTGTGATTGTTGACGCGAACGGAACGTGTTTAGATGTCGAAGACGAAACAATTGTTTCACCGCCTGTCACGCCGGAACCGCCTGTTGTTTACGATGTTGACGCGCAAGCGTATTTCGACGCGTTGCCGGATCCGATGTCGGACGCAAGAAAAACAATCATCAACGATTTGTTTGTCACATTAAAAGCGGATGGAAATTTCGAAGAACTTGACAGGCTTTGGTTGTTTGCAAACGAAACCGAGGATAATGCACTTGTTTCACTTGCGAATCCTGATGTTGGAATTGCAATCAATGTCAACAATATGTCATTTGTAGTTGATGAAGGGTTTCATACTTCAGCCGGAACATACATCGACACGGTTCTTCCGTTGGATGCCGCAACAAAATTCACCGTGAATTCGAATAGTCATGGTCAATATCAACGACACCCTGATTCGGGCGCGGATTCAGGAACGGATTCAGGCGCATCAAAAATCGGCTATACTATGGTCACATATATGATTCATAAATATACGGACAATAACACATACGATGAAAACAATTGCGTGAACACAGCGCCAATGGGTGCTGCTTTGACACGTGACGGATTCCATGTTTCAAAACGAACAAACGCAATCAGCCAAGAATATTGGAAGAACGGCGTATTGGTTCACGCTGTCGCAAGGAATTCAAGCGGAAGACCGCCGTGTTCACTATTCATTCCGACATTAAATTTGGAAGGAACATCAACAGGAACAATGATAACACCGCAAAACTATTCCGTCAAATTTATCGGATCAGGAAATATCAATCAATTGACTTTCTACAATGCGATTCAAACATACATGACAGCAATCGGAAAACAAGTGTAAAGACATGGCTGAAGAACTCTATACAATGGTTCCAAAGAAAGACGCCGAATTGATCGGTCGTTTCATTGAAGGAAAAAAACGAAGACGAAACAAAATGTTCAATCCGTATGTCAACGAAACCGACAACGGAAGATTTGCGTTCACCGAAAAAATGGTTGAAAAGGCAAAAAAATATTGTCTTGACAACAACATTGATATTGACTTTGACGCGATGAATAAAAGGAAGTGGAATAACATCACACTTAAACCGAATCCGATTCCATGACGGAAATTGAACAAATATTGAATCAATTCCTGTCGGCGTTGGCTGAAGAAATCAAGTCCGATATTCCTGTCGTGTCCGGAAAAACGACACGCGAAATTGAAGTCAGGACACAATCAATTGCAAACGGTTTCTTCGCGCGCGTGTCCGGTCAACTTGTTGCGCCGTCATACATCTATACATTCGAACACGGACGTCCGCCAACGGTGAACGGAAACAAAGGCGGTCAAACATTACAACAGGCGATTCAGAAATGGATTGAATTGAAAGGTTTCCGTTGGACGAAGGCGATCAAACAACGCGACGGTTCGTTGATAATTAAGGCGATGACAACAAAACAAATGTCATGGGCTATCGCAATAAAGATTCACCGCGAAGGAAATAAAATGTTCCGCAATTTGCGCGGTGGTCGTTCCGGAATCATTTCGGATCCGGTGAACGAAAAAAGGATTGACACATTTGTTGAGGCGTTCAGCGACAAAGCCGGACGATTATTGTTGTCGCAAGTCATTCAAAACACACGAATCAAAAAATGATCGAAATAATCACACGACCACAACAGACCGTCACGGAAGACATTCCGCAAACATCGCGTTGGAATTCAGCACACCAACCGACAATTTTCGAAATTCAGCGTGAAGACTACCAACTTTCACTTGTCGAAGAAAACACCGGAACCGGTGGCGGCGTGTTGCTGACAATAGATGAAGACATCACGGCGGAATTGACGGTCGGTGACACAATTTATTTGTTCGTTGACGGTTACTTCGACGGACATTATACAATCGAATCGTTTGAATATAGCGGTTCGCCGGCGGTCACAACGATCGTCATTGACGCGACACCGTACACCGGCGGTTCGCTTGTTGCACAGGGATTCGTCAACTTATTTAGCGGACGAACCGGATATTTTGTTGAAGTCAAAATTTTGGAATACTCAACAGGAACACCGGTTGAAATTTCTGACGAATACGCGCGCTTCCGACCTTCATCAACAGGACTTGTCACGGCGGATCTTTCGGCATGGTTGGCGACAATAGTGACGGCGGCGAATGAATCCGACTATCTTTCACGCGTATTTCAGGCGGAAAACATCGGACAACCTTACAACATTCAAGTCCGTGAATATTGGGCGGAAAACGGCGTGACGGATTGGTCTGAACTGACTGACGACAACAAACACGGCGTTGTCAACGGTGTCAAACAAATCGGTCAAACATACGGACAAAACTTCGGCGAACACGTGATGTTTCCGGCGGATGAAACGTCACCAATTTATGACGGATCACGCGCGCAATTCATGACCATGTTTGAACAACCGGTGTATTTCACCGGATATCCTTTTGACCTGTCAATCATTGTGAACGACGACATCACGGAAGTGAAAAAGATTGAAGAATTGACCGACAGCAATTCAACCTTCATTGAAGAAACACGAATCGAACTTGATTATTTCGCCGACTATGTAAACAGAATACGGTTGGAAGAAAACTATTCGGACGAAACGAAATTTGTTTCGGTGACGTTGCGTTCAGGCGGTGAAGATTGCGTTCCGTCAGGAACCAACATCATTCAAAACCATGACTTCGCAATCACCGATCCGATGGATCCTTCCTTCGAATGGGATGTCACCGGATCGAATAGTCAGGTCATTGACTTCGGTGATAATTTGATGGAATTCACCGGTGTTTCCGGATCAGAGGCAAGCGGCGAACAAGTTGTATATCAAAACATTTCAATTGATTCAAACGAAGTTTATTATTTAAGTTTTCATTGCCTTCAATTACTTCAGGTATCAACACCAATTCGCGCGCGCGCTTTTATTTATTTAGTTGATACCGCAAACAACAAGACCTGTCAAATCAGTCTTCGGTTGAACGGCGTCACCGTGACAAGCAACAACGGCGAAGGAATTTATATCATGGATTCATCGGCGGTCAATCCTGAAATTCCGCTTGACACATCCGGAACAATTTACGGAATCTTTACGTTGACGATTCGTCCTGAATATTGGAATCAGGCGGCAACACGACCAAACGGAATACATTTCAAGGCGCAAGGAAGAACAGGTGACGACGATATCGGTTTTGACATTATTGACATGGAACAATGTACGACAACAGCGCCGGAATACGTTGAAAGCGACACGGAAGACACGTTCGGTTCGATCGCTTTGAGCGAAACAAAAACCGTTGTTGTTGATCCGGTTTGCGTTGACAACCCTGTTTTCTTGTGTTGGCTTAATCCTTTGGGCGGATTTGATTATTGGCTATTTCATACGGCGCAAGATATTTCAATGATTGTCGGCGGTGAAAAAACATTCGAACAATATATTTCAGACATCGCGGCGGCAACATCACGGACGGAAGTATTGAAGAAAGAAGCGCGTGACGAATATCTGATCGGCGCGGAACAACTGACGGTCGCGCAAATGGAAGGAATCAAGTATTTGTTTTCATCGCCCAAAGTGATGATGTTCGTTGAATATGACACGGACGGTTCGCCGGTTTGGAAAGGTGTCCGCGTGAATTCCGGATCATTTCTTGTTGAAAAAACGGACGAAAACAAAATTGATGTGACGTTTAAAATTTCATTGCCTGAACGATATTTGCAAACACAATAAAATCGTAATGACATGAATGTCAAGGAAGGTGACAAAATTGTTTTCATGTATGACGATTTTCTTCCGTTGGGATTGCAACGCGGCGGAATATACCGTTGCAAAGGCGTAAGGTATTGCGGCGGATGTGAAGGCGCGTCAGGTGTTCATGTTGACATCGGAATCACACACGGCGGAAAGTTTACACGGTGCGCGATATGCGAAAACATCATTGACCTTGACGATGTTGTTTCGATTCCTTCGACCATGTTCCGCGTTGCCACGCCTGACGAATGTGAATTGTATGACGATAAAATTGTTCAGTATTCCTTAAATATAAACACATGACAGAATTCAAAACCGAACGCAATTTCCGCCGCGCCGGAAATAACTTTCACGCCGAAAACCGTTTGAAATTACAACGACTGATCGAAAAATTCATCGAAGATTGTTCAGGTAAAGACGAAGACCGGATCCGCGAATTGTATGCATGGTACAACGGCAAATGGCAAGACTATACAAAACTGAAGAATTCAATGACGCCATTCACGGTTTACGGTGACGCGTTCGAAGTGGCGTGTCGTGACGGCGTGAAGATATTGCGAAAGGCTAATCCGAACAACGTGACGTTTGACATCGGTGAAGCGTTCAGGATATTCGGATTCTTTCACGAAAAAACATTGCTTGAAAAGATTCACGACAGGTTGTTCCGGAAGAAACAAAAACCGTCGCCAAAAATGACAATCGTTCAATGAACAACAAACAACTTTTCATCGCTGAACAACTTGTCGATTTGTCCGCCGACACCGTCATCGCAATCACAAAACAGATTCATGACATTGGCGATATATCAACACGGAATTCAGACCGTTCAAACAAATTCAAGATACCAAAGACGGCAACAAATCAAGCTATCTTCGGCGTGTCGGATCGTGTTCAATCCGGATCAGCGAAACCATACCGTCAAAGTGATTGCAAGTTCATCGACAACGGTGTTGAAATCGTTCCGAACGGATTCGCGGTGATTGACGAAGCGGATGAATTTTATTCCGTGACGATCTATTCCGGAAATCTTGATTTCTTTTCCGTCATCGCTGAATTGAAATTGTCCGACCTTGACTTGTCAGAACTCAATCACCTTTGGTCATTGACAGCGATTGACGATTCGCGAACAAATGTGACGGGATATAAATATTCATTCATTGATTACGGTGCATTTGCTGAAGGATCGCGCGACATCAATTGTTCGGATTTACGACCGTCAATTTTCTTTTCAACAATCCTTGACAAGATATTCACGGAAGCCGGATTCACGTATTCAGGCGACATCTTTTCCGAAGACAAATTCACAAAATTATTACTTCCGTTCATTACCAACGATGAAGACGCGGTATATTACAACACCGATTCGGACTTGACAACAGGCAATTGGAAAAATCTTGGGTTGTCGTTGACGGTGACGGATCCTGACGCGTATCTGACGGCGCAAGCGGTCGAAGAATGGGGATTTGAAATTGTTGTCAGGTATGAAATAGTTGATTGGACGATTGGAAATTCGGTGTTCGGAATGGGAATGGCGGAAACAACTTCCGGCGCATGGGATTTCTTTGTCAGTCATACCGACGGACAGGGTGACGGCGAATGGAGTGTTGACACAACCGGAATTTATGCAACTTATACCGGATCACTCACGGATCATTTTTTATACATCAACGTCAAGGATTGCAAAGTCAGAATCATCGGCGGTGAAATCACCGGAACAGAACATTCAGGAACCGGAAAGACATTCTTTGCGCACATCAAACCGTCGCAATTATACGACCTGACGGCGGTTGCGTTTGAATACAATTTTGCCGCCGGTCTTGATATGTTGCCGCAATTGGATTTCAGTACATGGGACTTCAACCGGTTCTTGCCTGACATGTCACAAACGGAATTCATCAAGGCAATTGCGAACATGTTTTGTTTGTTTGTTGAAACCGACGAACACACAAAGGATGTGTCATTCACAACCTTCGAAACAATATCCGACAACCGTTCCGTTGCGAAGGATTGGTCGGACAAACTTGACATGAATAGTTCGAAGATAGCGTTTCGAATTGGGAACTATGGTCAAAAAAATTATTTCAAATATTCCGTTGATTCAAACGACACCGACGTGACGGAAGGATTCGCAGACCACTACTTTTCAATTGATGATGAAACGTTGCCGAACGAAGTGACGGTTGTTGAACTTCCGTTTGCCGCGACAAAGATGACAACAAAATTGATGGGGCTGAAGGTTCCGTTGATCCGGAAGATTGACGAAGACGGCAATTTTGCAATCGACACCTTTCCGCGCGTGTTGTATGACAATACATCCGACATCACCGGCGACAATATTATTTTGAACGACACAACAAATTTGACTTCGGCGTCACCGTTCATCACGAACGTTCCGTTGGCTTATTTCATCGACGAAGGAAAGGTCAACAATTTAGGATTTGCGAATTCATTGTTGGAAAACTATTCGGATTTTGAACAACTGTTCAACCGGATGAAGGTCGTCACGGCAAAGTTAAACTTGAATCTCGTTGATGTCGTCACGTTTTCACATTTCATTCCTGTTTTCTTGGAACAACACGCGGCGTTTTTTTACGTGAATAAAATTTCAAACTTTAAGGCAAACGAATTGACAACGGTTGAATTGATACGGTTATGACAGACGAAACAGTTCTTCAGCACATACATAAAACGGCGGCGGATTGGGCGGCGTCAACGTATATTTTGCGGACATGGCAAATCGGACACGAATCAGACACCGGTCTTCAGAAGCGCGGCAACAACATTTCGTTGTTTGCGTCGTTGTCGTATCTGACAAGTCCGTCAGGCGCGTCAACGTTCACGTCATTGTCGGACGTTCCGGCGTCATACGTTGGTCAGGCGTTGAAAGTTTTGCGCGTGAATGCCGGTGAAACCGCGATTGAATTCACAACATTAGCCGGCGGCGGTGATATGTTGGCGGCGAACAATCTTTCCGACGTGGCAAGCGCGGCAACATCACGGACGAACTTAGGAATAGATACCACAGCAAACCAAACGGATTCAGCGAACAAAAGATTTGTGACGGACGCGGATTTGGTGACATTGTCGTTTACTTCAGGTGCGAATTCAGGTGATGAAGATGATTTGTCTATTGGATTACTGATAACGTCTTCGGGAGATGCAACACCAAATGCAAATGATTTCTTTGCAATCGGTGATGTCGGTGCAAATCAATTAAAAAAATATACTCTGAATGATATGATACTCTATTTCAGAGGAACATATGACAGCGTATATTCACAAAACCTGAACACCACAGGAACAAACACGGGCGATCAGACAACCATTGTCGGGATATCAGGAACGAAGGCGGAATACAACACATCCTGTTCCGATGGAAATTTTCTTTTCGTTGGTGATGTAACGCAATACACCGATGAATTAGCACAGGACGCGGTCGGCGCAATAGTTGACACAACTTTGGTTTATGTTGACGCGACACCATTATTGACACGCGCCGCGTTGACAGGCGCAATCACTTGTGCGCAAGGATCCAACGCAACGGTTTTGGGATCGTTCACAACGGCGGATTTGAACACCGCTTTATCAGACAATGACATTGCAACATTAGCCGGCGCGGAATCATTAACGAATAAGAAATTGGGTTCGCTTACGTCAAACGGATTCGTGAAGACGTCTTCAGGCGATGGAACGTTGTCCGTTGATACGTCAACATACTTAGTAAATTCATCAACTTCGGGAGTAGGTAACACACCAACAGCATCAGGAACCGTATCAATAACGCATGGTCTTGGAAGAACTCCTGTGATAATAAGAATTTTTGCGAAGAGTGGATTCACGAGTAATGCAGCAGCTACACCAACAACATCTTCAGATGGCATTTGGAATAGTAGTGGAAACAGGTGTATCTACCAATCAATAAACGGAACAACAACAATCGCAGCAGCATCCTCAACAACTTTTGCGGTTTACATGGATACAAGTTCAGGGAATAATATCTCTGGAATTATTCAAAACGTTGGTGCGACTACAT